CCAAAGGTTCATTGGCTGGCTTGAAGTCGCTTGGCTACGTGGATGATCACCCCGATGCCGTTGCTTTTGCCAAGTCACTGAAAGCGCCTAAGGCGTAACTGGAGAAGTTTGTGCGCACCTTTCAAAGTCGCCCAGATTTTATCCAGCGCAAGCAATGGATCACCCAGGAAGAGCCAGTCACTGTGGCCGAGGTCAAGGCACAGCTTCGCTTTGTGTTCGACATGGAAGATGCCTTGATCTCTGGGTACATCGCCAGTGCGCGCGACCGATGCGAGGCTGAGCTGAATCGAAAGATTCGCCGGCAGCGACTTGAGCTGACCTACAGTGCCTGGGGCACGGGCTTGCGCCTTGATCGCATGGGCCACGAGGTGGAAATTGAATCCATCACCTATGTGGACGCTACAGGTGCAACGCAAACCATGCCGAGTGCCGATTACCGCATCAAGAAAGACCACTTGCTGTTGGTGCTGCCTGCGATTGGTACAGACTGGCCAGCGCTGAATTGTGAGGAACCGACAATCGTGGTGACCTTGCAGGCCGGTTATGCCGATGCCGCCGATGTACCCCAGCCAGTGAAAAACTGGATTATGGCTGTGGCGGCCAGCATGTTCAGAAGCCGTGAATCGCACAGCGACAAAAGCATGACCGAGCTCGAGTTCATCGGTGGGTTGCTTGACGACTACCGAATCAAAATTGTGTAAGGCCGCACCATGATTCTTGAGGCGGGTAAGAAAAACACACCCATTACCATACAGGCCAAGGTGAAAGCCCAAAGCCCAAGTGGGGCGGAGACGCACGTTTGGCAAAACATTCCCGTGGCGTCACAAGTGTGGGCCGAGAAGTTTGACCGCAGTGGCGTGCAGGGCTTTGTTTCCAATCAAGATTTGAGCAAGGTAACCGCGCGGTTTCGCATTGATTACCGCGAAGATGTGGTGGCCGAAATGCGGGTGGTGTGCAAAGGCAAGTACTACAACATTCACTACGCGTTGGACATTACAGGTCAAAACGAATACCTGGAACTGATGTGCGAAACCGGTGCGAATGATGGTTAAAAGTGGCGCTCAAATTCAGGGCATGGATGATCTGCTGAAGAACTTCCGGGCCCTTCACGACGATTTAAAGATGAAGGCCGCTGCCGCCGCAGTTGCCGGTGGTGCGAGGCTGGTTGCCAACGAAGCCAAGAAAAACGCCCAGTCGCAAGGCCTTGAATTATCCGGTGCCTTGCTGGAAAACATCGCGATTAAGCGCGAGAAAACAGGGCGAGACAAGATTCAGTACAACGTGGGCGTGCGCCACGGTAGCAAATCCAAAAATGCTCGCAAGATGGTTCAGTACCGCTACACCAAGAAAACGGTTACCTACGAAAACGACCCGTTCTACTGGTGGTTCCATGAGTTCGGTACCAGCAAAATGCCAGCCCGACCTTTTATGCGGCCGGCCTTTGAGGCCAACGTAGAAAAGATTAAACAGACCATGGCCAACCGGCTGCGCAGCAGCATTGAAAGGTTCAAAAAGAAATATGGACGCAATACTGTTCGCAGCACTTAGCCCGCTGTTTTCAGCGCGGACCTACCCGGTAAAGCTGCCTGAGGGGGCTTTGTACCCGGCGTGCACCTACCAATACATCGGCAACACCGAGGAGCCATTTGTTGATGCTGGCCAGCTGATTGAGCGTTTGCGCGTGCAGATCAACATTTACACAAAGGATTACGACCAGTGCAGCGCCTTGCGCGCACAGGTGATTGACTCGCTTCGTGGCCTGAATGAGTTCATGGAGCAAAACTTTGATTCAAACGGGTACGAACCCGATACCCAATTGTTTACCTGGCTCATCGATATGAGCTTCAGATACCAGCAGTAAACCCACCCACCTTTTTAGAAAACCTCACCGGACCCTTTGGGCAGTTCGGCGGGAATCTTTTATCGAATTGCCCTGATTTGGAGGAACTTGTCATGGGTTTGAATATGCGTAATTCAGTTTTGCTTGCAAAGCTGGAAGTTACTTACGGCGTTGATGCCACGCCAACTGGCGCTTTGAATGCCATGTTGGCCAAGGCCGTGAATGTGTCGCCACTGGAGCAGGATTCAGTTCAGCGCGACCTGGTTCGCCCCTACTTTGGAAACGATGAGCAAATTCCGGTCGGTACCCGAATTGCCATTTCGTTTGAGGTTGAGTTGGCTGGAGCGGGCGCTGCTGGAGATGCTCCAGCTTATGGGCCGCTTCTGCAAGCTTGCGCGCATTCGGAAACCATCGAGGCGCTGGTTGATGTACGGTACAAACCAATCACCAGCAATCAGAAGTCGGTAACCATGATTTACAACCTGGATGGTGTGCAGCATAAAGCTTTGGGTTGTAAGGGCTCGGCAGCATTCGCGCTCGATGCACGGGGTATTCCGGTGATGCGATACACCTTTACAGGTTTATATGCAGATGTTGTCGACGCGGCTGTGGCTGATGTCGATTTCTCAAGTTTCCTGAAGCCCAAGTCAGTTAATTATCGGGATACGCCAAGCTGCACCTACTTTGGTCAGAACATTGTTGTTCAGTCCTTGTCGCTGGATGCTGGCCTGCAAGTTGTATATCGCAACTTGATTGGTTTTGAGGGTGTAAACATTACAGACCGTGCCGCACGTGGCGCATTGAGCTTCGAATATCAAAAGGTGGCCACGTACAACTGGTTCCAAAAAATCAAAGATGGTGACAGTGGTGCACTGAACCTGGTGCATGGATTAACAGAAGGCAATATTGTCGAGCTGGCTGCACCCAACGTTCAGCCCACTGGCCCCACGATTTCCGACAGCGATGGCATTGCCATGCTGAACCTGAACTTGAACTACAACCCAACCGAAGCGGGCAACGACGAATACGAATTGATTATTCGATAAGTTGTCCTGCGATTGAGTAATCAATCGCTTGCCTCAAGGCCCAAAGCCTTGGGGCTTTTTTTATTCCAAATTACAAAGCAAAAGGACAAATCAACATGCCATTCAAACTGAAGCTTTCCCCAACCTACAGCACACCAGTAACCATCGAGATTCCAGTGGATGGTGGTCGATTTGAAAAATCCACCTTTGACGCTGAGTTCAAGCGGCTGAACACCGATGAGCTGAATGCCTTGCTGGCACGTCAACAGGAAGCAAACCGCACAGACCAGGACATGATCGCTGACGTGCTCGTGGGCTGGAAGGGCCTGCGTGATGAAGACGATCACGAAGTGCCGTTTTCGGAAACCAACCGCGAAGCCCTGTTCAAGGTGGTGCAAGCGGTACCCGCGCTGACCAAGGCCTTCTTCACCAGCATTGCAAACGTTCGCCAAAAAAACTGATAGCCGCTGCACGGCATTGGGCGCGAGCTGGTGATGACAACCCGTATTCGGTTGATGAAGACGTGGTTCGCCAGTTGCAAGACATGGGCGCACCTGAAGATGTTGTGCAAGCGGCCAAAGCTCAAACAGTTGAATCCGAATGCCATGTGTTTCCGGATTGCTGGCAAACGGTGGAGTTGTTTTTAACATTTCAAAGCCAATGGCGCATCGCCGTTGGTGCAGGCGGGGCGATTTACCAAGGGCTGGATTTTGCAGCCATTGAGCCCGGCCTGCGATTACTGAACATCAAGAAAAAAGACCGAGCCCAATTGTTCAAAGACCTTGTGTTGATGAGCGATGAGGCAGCAAGCGTGATTAACCAACGAATGAGCAAAGCGAAATGAGCGCACTTGGAACCCTGGTGGTAAGCATCGCCATGGATACCCTTGAGTTTTCGAAGGGTATCGACAAAGGCAGCTACGAAGCCCAGAAATTCGCCAAAGAACTTGATCAGAAATTGAACAGGTCAATTAAGACTGCGACCGATGGGTTCAAAGGCTTTGCTCTGGGTGCTCTTGGTGCTGTTGGTGCTGTAGTTAGTGTTTCCGCTGCTGTCACTAAGTTGACCAACACATTTCAAACTTTGGACAAAGCAGCCAAGGATTCGCAGCGTTTTGGTATTCCAATTGAGCAATTAACCGCATTGCAGTTTGCTGCAAACCTTTCCGGCGTTCAGGTTGACAAGCTTGGCGACTCTTTAAAGGACTTGCTGAAAAATGCTAGTGAGGCTGCTAATGGTGTGAAAGGGCAAGCAAGCCTGTTCCGTGCCTTGGGTGTTGATGTGGTTGACGCAAGTGGCAAGGTCCGCTCAGCTGGTGACCTTATTGGTGATTTGGCTGAGGTGTTTTCATCTCTGGATGATGGGGCAACAAAAACTAATCTGGCCATGAAGGTATTTGGTGAGTCTGGAAAGGAACTCATACCTATGCTGAACGCTGGTCGCGATGGAATCCGCGGTATGACCGATGAGGCCAAAGCACTCGGAATCGCTATGGATTCGGACGCTGCGAAAGCTGCGGAATTGTTCAACGACAACATAACAAGGCTTTCATCTTCAATAGATGGATTGTTCGTTTCCGCAAGCCAGAACCTTCTCCCGACACTAAATGGAATCACCGATGAGTTAATTGCTGCAAACACTGCGAGTAAATCGCTGTTTGCTTCATTAAAGGCGTTGCTGACCACTTCAATTAAAGATGGTCTTGGTTTTGATGAAAATGAACGTCTCGCTGGGTTGCGTCAGGAAGTTCGAGATCTGGAGCAGAAAAAGGCAAGCGGGAATCTGTATGGCGGAAAGCTTGGTGCCGTGATACCTATGACACCTGCGGGCTTTTTTCTTGATACCGAGAGGGATTTGGCTGAAAAAAGAGCGGAGTTGGCAATACTTGACGCTCGAATGGACGCCCGAATTAAGGACTTAACAGCACCTTCCAGCACGTTGCCAGATGGCTCTGAGACAGCTGCATCCCGTGCTGCTCGAGAGGCAGCCGACAAAGATAAGAAGGCCCGAGAAGATCGAATTCGGCAGACCTTGGCTGAAGCTGATGCTGCAAAAAAAGCTGCTGATGCCAAACGAGAGCAGGCCGCTGCTGACAAAGCTCATGCCGACCTCATGAAGGAACTTGGCCAACAGAACCAAGCCTACGACGAACTGGTTGCATACCTCGATCAGCACGATGAGTACTTGAAAGCCCGCGAAGCCGAGACCAAGGCCATGCGTGACCAGCTGGAAGAAATCGGTTTGACCGATCGGGCCCTGGCTGAACTGCGTTCGCGACGCATGCGGGAAACTGCAGCCTTGAAGGAATCAACCGCAGCCAAGGAACAAGACACCTTTGCCGCTGAAAAGCTGCGTAAAGAGGCTGAGGAACTGCGCAAGCAAGCCGATTTGAGCACCGAGATATTCAACAGGCAGCAGGTGGCCAACTCGGCCAAGGTGCTGGCCGATGAATACAAAAAGGTGAATGAGGAAATTTCACGTTCACTGACCGATGCCCTGGTGCGCGGGTTCGAAAGCGGCAAAACATTGGCCCAGTCGTTCGGTGATTACCTCAAGAACTATTTCAAAACGCTGGTGGTGCGGGTTGCTGTGCAGCCTGTGGCCGGTGCTTTGGGTGCAGCTGTGGGTTCAATTCTGTTGCCCGGTGGTGTGCAGGCTGCTCAGGGTGGTGGTGCTGCAGGTGCCGACCCATTGGCCTCGGCTTTTTTTGCTGATCCAGTGGGTACCATTAAGTCCGCATACTCAGCTTTGACCAGTGGCGGCAGCTTGTTGACCGCCAATTCGGCAGCTGAGTTTTCCAGCATCATCAGCGACTTTGGTTTTGAGCTGACAACCCAAGGCGGCTTTCTTCAAGACTTTGGTGCTTCGCTGTTCAACAATTCCGAGGCGCTTGGCAATTTGTCCCAAGCGGCCGGCGTGGCGTTCACAGCGCTGAGTGCTTTTAATAGCCTGAAAGATGGCAAGTACTTAAGCGCTGTTGGCACTGGCTTTGGTTACGCCTTGGGTGGGCCGCTGGGTGCAACGCTTGGTAACTTCGTGGGTGGTGCGCTGGACAAGTTGTTTGGCTTTGGCAAAAGCGGTGGCCGCAATGCGTTTGGTACCTTCAACACCTTGAATGGTGCGAATACCGGTACCGAGGCAAGGTTTAAACCTGAGGCTGATTTCGATGCGCAAATTGCCGAGTTTGGCCAGGCTTTCGAAAAGCGGTACCTGCAACTTACCCAGGCGCTGGGTGGTGTGGCTGGGGATATTGGCACCTACATTCGGATCAAGACCGACATTGGTGGTGACAGCCCAAGCGATGCCTACTTCAGCACGGTGCTGAATGGCCAGAATGTACTTTCCACCGGTGGTGGTGGCATTGGCCGCAGTGATGAGGCCTTGAAAGCAGCGCTTGAAGGGCAGGCCGTGCGCAACCTGGTTGCCGTGCTTCAGAAAACCGACTTTGCCGATAACCTGGATGCGCTTTTCGATACCGCCAATGCGGCCAGCGACACGCTGGAGCGCTTGAACAGCGTTTTGGAAAAAGCCAACCTGGTGCGGTACCTCAATCTGAACCTCAATGTGTTTGCGGACAACATCCGCAACCTGACACTGGTGAGCGCGGAAAGCCTAGATGCGTTGATTGGTGCTGCGGGCGGTACTGAGCAATTGTCAGCGGCGTTGAGCGCCTACATGAATGTGTTTGCCACTGATTCCGAACGGTTGGCCAACGCACAAGAG